GTAGTCAGTTAACTGGTATTATTTCAAGTTATGGCAATGCCAACGTTGTAGCCAATTTAGCTGCATTGGGATCTAATCCTGTCAGCACAACAGGTAATGTAACTGCCGGTAATGTCTTATTTGGAACAGGTATTGTATCAGGTACTGGTAATATCAGTGGCAATGTAATCGCAGCAACCACTGTAAATTCTACTACTGTAAGTGCAACTGGTAATGTAACTGGTAATTATTTCCTAGGTAATGGTAGTCAGTTAACTGGTATTGTTGCCGGTTCCCCTATATCACTAGTTAATGGTACAACTAATATTACTACAGCATTAAACGGTAATGCCAACGTTACAATTGCCGGTACTAGTAATGTTGTAGTTTGGGCTACGACTGGTGAATATGTAACGGGTAATGTTTACTCAACTAATACGATATTTGTACCATACGGAGTGTCACAAGCACCAACGGATCTAACATTGATTTCCTTAACTAATGCATTAATAGCATAAATAAATTATATGACAATCGCTTACAAAAACTATTTAACTCCAGGTATCACAGCTAACACAGTGGTGTATAATCCCACCACAACCGGTATTCAGGCTACTGTTATTGGATTAACTATCTGTAATAACTCCAATGCCAACATTGCATCAGCTAACGTTTCAATGTATTCGGGTGCTACTCGTGCAAACATTGTGGTGGGTGTGAATATTCCGATAGGTACTAGCTTAAACGTGGTTGATGCTAGCAGATTAATAGTAGCAGCTAATAACATTATAACTGTAACATCCACTTCATCAGTTGATGTAATTGTTAGTTCAATCGAGGTAACATAACATGAGTTTTATTGGACAAATTCCATTAGCTGACCAAACAGTATTATTTAATACAGCAATTAGTACCACAGGTGCTCTCACCGGTATCAATACTACTGGATTTGCAGCTTTGACCATACAGATTGCCAATGCCAATGCATCCGCATTATGGTCAGGTATCATTACTATTGAGGGATCAAATGATAACGTCAACTGGTTTCCTTTATTACTAACTAAAATTAATGAATTATCACCACGTACTCAAATAGACTCCGTGGGGTTATATCAAGTCAAAGCCGATACCTTATATATTCGTGCTAATTCCCAACAGGTTGTTAATTCCTGTAGTGTAGTGGTCACAGGTGCAACCACTCTATCTACCCAGGCTTCGGATAAACTTGCTTTGGCGATGGATTTAGAAAATGATATGCCAATGTTTGTGTCTTTGCAACCTGGGCAGAGTGGAGTCAAACAAGATGCATCAGGTGCGTTTATTCTGTCAGATGCACCAACTGCAATTACTACTGTTCAACTTGCTACTGGTGGTCAAACAATTATTGATACCACAGGGTATCAGACCATACACCTAACCACCAACTCAACTTTTGCTGCTACCGGCGGTGTGCAATTCGGTAATGATGGTATAACATTTACACAAGGTCCATTTCAGACGGCACAGGGGGCGTTGAGTACCACACTTACTGGACCTACATCTTATGTTATACCAGTAACAGGTAGATATGCCAGAATAATCGCCACTGCTCAAGGCCAATTTACATATTATTTAAGAAATGCCGCTGCACAGTTTACAGGCCAAAACCTAATAGGTATCAACGGAGCAGGAATATCCGCTACGACTGCTCAATTGGGTATGAACGTTGTTCAGGTTGGTGGTACTGCTACTGTCACAGGTGGTCTTGCTGGTACTTTGGGTGTTGGTAGTTCTGCTGCGGTGGGTGCTACCCCGACATCTAACCCATTATTAGCGGGTGCGGTTGATCCAACTGGATTGACAAGAAGAATTGGCTCAACGATGTTAGGCGATTTAACCATATCTAACAGAACAATACCAACAAGTAATGCTGCATTAGGTTCAGCAACAACAGGTAATGCACCGATTGCTACTGGTGGTTTCAATAATCAAGTATCCATTAGTGTTCAAGATACGTCTGTATATGAAGGTCTATCTCAAATTGAAATTTTAGGTCTTATTCTACAAGAAATGAAGATCATGAACCAGCAATTGTATGAATTACCACGTATTATGGCTGCTCAAATGAATGGGTACAGCAGTGCAGCAATTAATCCGCAACCGTATTTGGGTGACGAACCGACACAGATGAGAAATGATGCTTCTCTGTTTATTAACCAGCAGTAAATTTAGAAGTTTTATAAATATAAATAACTAACACACATAATAGTGTATTTAATTCTAAGGAGTTTTACAAAATGCTTATTCAAAACCAGGTCGGTCCAGTAGCGACTACCACATCAATTTCAGCAGGTTTACAATCACCTGCTCGTGCCGGTCAATTGGGTGACACCATTGTATCAGAACTGCATGGTCGTTATTACGAAACTGCATATCGCCGTAACTTATTTTTAGCAACATCACCTGCGGCTTCTGTTACTTCTGCTGGTATCGTTGCTTCGGCTGCGGCTTATACAGGCTTAGTATTGTATAATCCTGTAGGTAACTCGAACAACTTGGTACTGAACAAAGTTGGTTTGTCATTTCCGGTTACACCTGCTGCGGCTATCACTTATGGTTTAACAACTCTTGGTGTTGTTTCTGCTGTAGCAACAACTACTGCGGCAACGACTCGTAACTTGTTTCTTGGTGGTTCTGCTCCAACTGCACTGGCGTATTCTGTTGCTACCATTACATATTCGACTGCTGCATTACCTGCACACATTTTAGGTACTGTTGGTACTGGTGCTATTACTGTTTTTGGTCAAATTCAAGGTATGTACGATTTAGAAGGTAGTTTGGTTATTCCTCCAGGTTATGCTGCTTCGATCTACACATCAACTGCGTCTAACACGGCAGGTTTCTGGGGTTCGTTCCAGTGGGAAGAAGTGCCGATCTGATTATAGACGGTCACTCTTTATCGAGAAAGCACCTTCGGGTGCTTTTTTTGTTGCGTATAAATAGTTGATAAACAAACGGAAACATAATGGCAACTTCTCAATACTTTTCTAACTATTCCGCTAAAAACGAACAACGTGTGATAGAGGATATTATTATTGAATCTATTAAAATTCAAGGTTTTGATGCATATTATTTACCTAACGATAATGACGCGGCTCGGGATTTATTATTTGGTGAAGATCCAATTAAGAAATTTAAAACAGCGTTTACGCTAGAAATGTATTTGTCAAATGCGACCGAGTACATGGGTGAAAAAGAATTCTTTTCAAAATTTGGTCTTGAAATTAAAAATAACATTAATGTTATTGTTTCAAAAAGATCATTTACAGAGCGTGTTCCTCAAAATACATTTACACGACCACGTGAAGGTGATTTGATTTATGTACCTTTTCTAAATGGTACAGGTGAATTGTTTGAAATTAAATTCACAAATCAAAATAAAGATATGGCTATGCTTGGAAGAAAAGTCCCTTACTTTTATGAATTGGAACTTGAAAAATTCAAGTATTCACAAGAAGTCATTTCTACTGGTATACCCGATATTGATGCAGTTGTTACTGATTCTGCTTACACATTAAATCTTAATGTTTCTGCAAACGGAACTGGTAATTACACAACAACAGAAATTGTTTTCCAGTCAAACGATTCTACATTGGCTAATGCGTTTACATCTGCTACAGTTCAATCATGGTATGCACCTTCATTGTTATTAACTGTAACGAATATATATGGACAATTTACAGATAACATTACTATTATTGGTGCGTCAAGTAACGCACATTACACATTAGCTACGTTTGATCCATTACAAAACCCTGCGATTAAAGAGAATTATGATAATCTGTATATTTCTAATTCGGCAAATATTATTATAGATACATCTGAAACTAATCCATTTGGTAATATTTGATGGCTAATACATTCTATAACAGAAGCATAAGAAAACTTATTTTAGGATTTGGTAATTTATTTAATAATATTACCATGATTCGTTATGATCAAAATAATCTAGAGCAAGAAAGATTTATTGTACCAATTGCATATGCTTCAAAAGAAAGATATGTTATGAGAATTCAAGATGATCCCGACTTAGACAAAAAAGTTCAATTAACTTTACCTAGAATGTCTTTTGAATTAAACGGTATGAGTTATGATGCATCCCGTAAACAAAATACTAATACTAAAAATTTTGGACAAAATTCTACTACTGGAACAATTTCTTCTCAGTATAATCCTGTACCATATAATTTTGATTTCTCATTGTACTTATATGTTAGAAATATAGAAGATGGTATACAAATTATTGAACACATATTACCTTACTTTACTCCTGATTATACAATTAAATTAAATATGATACCAGAATTAGGTGTCATTAAAGAAATACCCGTTGTTTTTAATTCAGTTGATTATAATGTAGAATATGAAGGTGGTAGAGAAAATGATACCAGATTGATTATTTGGACATTAAATTTTACAGTAAAAGGATATATATTTGGTGGTGAAACAAATAATATTGGTCTAATTGAAACAGCCATTACCAATGTTTATAATATGTCAACATTTGGTACAGTTGCATTTAATGTTTATAATAATGGTGTAGGTAATTATCAGATGGGTGAAACTGTTTATCAGGGAAATAAAAATAATCCTATAGCATCAGGAAAAGTCGTTGCTTGGAATCACACACAATTACAACCTAATTCTGTGTTGGTATTAAATAATATTACTGGTAATTTTGTTTCAACCGCAAATATTGTAGGTACCATTACTAATGCACAATATACATTTAACAGTTATAGTGTGAATCCTACTCAGTTGGCTAAGGTCGTAGTCACACCTAATCCAATTACTGCCAATGCAAATAGTGCATACACATACACTACAACGATAACCGAAACACCTAGAGTATAATGATGACAAAATTTGATAAAAATATATGTACCATTTATAAATCTGTAAATAAAATAAATGGTAAATGTTATATTGGATTTGACTCAAATTGGCCTAGAAGATTAAAACAACACAAAGAAAAATACAAAAAAGAAAATAGAAAATTTTATGATGCCATTAAAAAATATGGTTGGAATAATTTTGAC